ATGAAAGAATTTTTTAAAAATATTGAAAATTATTCTTATGTATCTAATGACAATAATATTGCAATTTTAGGAAACTGTTTAGATATTTTAAAAGAAATAAAAGATAATTCAGTAGATTTAATTTTTGCTGATCCACCCTATGGTATAGGAAAAGATTTTGGAAATAAAACTGATTTTTTTAAAAATAAATATGAATATTTTGAATGGGCTAAAAAATGGATTGATGAATGTATGAGAGTACTCAAGAAAGATGGAACTATGTATTTTATGACTTCTACTCAATTTATGTCAATTTTAGACAATTATGTTGATGACAAATATTTTATTATTAGTAGAATTGTGTGGTGCTATGATTCCTCTGGAGTTCAAGCAAAATCAAAATTCGGCTCTTTATATGAACCTATTTTAATGATTACACATAATGATAAAGTAAAATATAAATTTAATTATGAAGATATTATGGTTGAAGCCATTACTGGTTCTAAAAGAAATTTAATTGATTATAGAAAAAAAATTCCTGCTCCATATAGTAATTTAAAAGTTCCAGGAAATGTTTGGACTTTTAACAGAGTTCGTTTTAGAATGGAAGAATATGAAAATCATCCTACTCAAAAACCTGAAGAACTTCTTATGAGAATTATTCTTGCTTCAAGTAATAAGGGAGATGTTGTACTTGATCCATTTAGTGGCTCTTTTACAACATCTAATGTTGCTTTAAAGTTGGATAGAAAAGCTATTGGAATAGAAATCAACCCAGAATATTTTAAAATTGGTATTAGAAGAACTAAACTTTCTGAATACTTTGAAAATGAAAAATTAGAAAAACAAAAAATAAAAAAAACTAATAATAAATCAAAAAAAGATCATGTTGTTAAAAATTTTAGTCTGTTTTGATGAAATGGAGAGAATATGGAAGAATTTATTAAAAATATTATGAAGGAGTTTTATCCTTCATCTTATGAAAAAATTTATAAAAAAAGTCCTTTGTTACAATATCTAAATTTAAAAAGTAATGCTATTCATGGTAACTCTAAAAGTAGAAGAAGTTTAGGAAATATCTATGCCATTTATTCTATTCTTTACTTTTACTTAAAAGATAATTACTCAAATAAAAAAGAAAGATATCAAAATTTTGATGGTTATGAGTATACAAAATTATTTAATTTTTTTAGAAAACTTTATGGGGGTTCTAAACTTCAAAACCATGCTTTAAATTCAAGAGTTAATACAGAATTTAAAAATAAAATTGTTAAAGAAGATGAAAATGATTTAATTTTGATTAATAATGGAAAATACTTATTACATCTAGATTATTTATATGTTGATAATAATGATATATCTTGTTTAGCTCTTATGATTATAGAAAAATATATAAAACTTTTACAAGAAAAAGACAACGTTTTAATAAATACATTAAATTCATTGTTTTCATTATCTAATGAAAATATGTATCTCAAGAAGCAAAAAATTTTAGAACTACTTACTGAAGATTCAGAAGCTAGAATTTTTGAAATAATCTCTTATGTTATTTTAAAAAATTATTATAGTAATACAAAAATATACTGGGGGTATTCTTTGGATAAAATATATGAAGAGCAACTAACATTATATAAAACAGGAAGAACCAATGCCAATGATGGAGGTATTGATTTTGTTATGAGACCACTTGGTAGATTTTTTCAAGTAACAGAAGTTAATTCCTATGATAAGTATTTATTAGATATAGACAAAGTTATACATTTTCCAATTACTTTTGTTGTGAAAACTAATAAAAATAAAGAATTAGTATTAAAAGAACTTCAAGAATATATTAATAAAAAAACAGGTGGAATGCAGTTTCTTAAAGAAAGGTATCAAAAAGCTATTGAAGAAATTATAACTATAAATGAAATAAGAGGTGCATTAAATTTTTTAAATGATATAACTTCATTAAATCAAATAATTCAAGATATAAAATTGTATTACCAACTAGAATTTAATATTTTTGATAATGACTAATAAAAGGTTGTATAATAAAATAGCATTGCTACAAATAAAAATTATTATCATTAATTTGTAGCAACCCTCTCTTATCTAAAAAAATTTATTCTTACTATTTTCTAATAAAAATAAAATCATATAAACAATATCCTATATCCCTAAGCCATTGGCTTAAATTAAATAAAGCTATAAAAATGATTAAATTTATAATAAAAAATAAAATTAAATATTTATTTTTTACTTTCTGGATTTCTTCTTTATTCTTTTTTAAAAATTTTTCATCTTCAAAAATATCTTTTATTTCATCCTTATTTAAGATAAAATTAAAATATTGTTTTTTTTCTTTATAGTTTTCCTCTAATCTTTTTATATTTTTATTTAGCTCAACAACTTCTGATAAAAATATAATCGCTGAAATAAAAAGTAGAGTAAGACTTAAAATTGAAATATCTTTGGTAAATATATTTTGTATTTTTCCATTTGATAATACATTAAATAAAATAGTAGTAAAAAAAAACGCAAAAATAGTACCAATATTTTTTTTGAACTTATTGCTAAAAGTATCTTGTAATATATAAAAATTATTTTCTAGATTACTCAATAAATCTTGTAACTCTTTTAATGCTCTTATATATCTATCTACATTCTTTTTTAAATAAATACTATAACTTGATTTTATTGAACTTAAAATATTATTATTTATTTTTAGAATATCTTCATCTAATAAGTAAAGTGTTATAATATTTCTCGAAATTTCCATTCTTTCCAATATATTTTCTTTTTCTTTATAAATCCATTTAAATACGCTGTATAAACTATCTACTACTGAAAAATTTTTTAAATAATCATTTAAAAATATTTTGTTCTTTATAGTTTTATAACCATATATTGTATATTCTAATATATTTTCAGTAAAATTCGAAAAATTTGATATAGCTATAATTGCACTAAGTATTGTTAAGCTATTAAAAATTCTTTCAATATCTAAATATTCCTCTGTTCTTGAAATTAAATAAAAATCATCAGGTAAAATGTTTAATTCTTGTTTTGAATTTATATTACATAACTCATTTCTTTCAAAAATTAAATTTTTTTCTACACTTATTATATTATCTACTATAAATTTATCTTTATTATTTTTTGTAAAAATATATTTTTTACTATAAAATTCTAAATTATCTCTTAAAAGTTTAAAAAATACTTGTTTTTCTTTGAATTTTTCTAAGAAAGAAAATAATAATCCTTCTATTGTTTTAGATTTTAAACTTTCTGTAAACTTTTTTAGTGAATAAATAGATAAAGTTGAATTTTTATATTTTTTATATATTTCTATTATTATACATTTTTCATCTTCTTCATCTAATAAACGAAATTCTTCTTCTATTATTTCTTTATTAAGTTCTTTAATGTTATCATATGTATTATAAATTCTAATACTTACTCTATCTCTATCTTTTTCTATAATTTGATCTACTTCTTTTAATATTTTTAAAATTAATTTTATCTCTAAACTTAATGAAATTTTTATGGAGCATTTGTCAAAATCTTCTTGTAATATCATCTTTTCATCCATCTATTCACCTCCTTTGTAACTATAAATTAATTATTTTACTTTGATTTTTCCCAATCAAATAATTTATATGCTTCTTCTGTAGCTTTTATTATTATGTATTTATCTTCATTATGTTTTTGAGAATAAATATTATTTTTTATATCTTCTAAGAATCCTTCAATTTCAATTGATATTCCTTGATTTACTGATTCTCTAAACTTTATTTTTCTATTTTTTATAACTTCTTTTTTTAAAGTAAATTGTGTATCTAAATTTATCTTGGAAATTTTTTCATGAATTTTTTTTACTATTTTTTCTTTTTCTATTTCTTGATTTTCAAATTCATAACTCATAAATATTTCACTCATAGCTTCATTAAAATCAAAAAATTCTTTTGTTTTAAAAAAACCTATACATTTATTTCTACAAAAAATATAATCAGGCGGAGAAACTTCTTTCAACCCTTTATCTATTTCTTTCATAATAATATTATATGTTTTTTCAGTATTTACTTCATCTGTTGTCATTTCTTCGATTTCTAGAAAGTCATTATACCAATATTTTGAAATGTCTCCATTAGTATCTGACAAAAAGATATTTTCTATTTCATTTTCTTCATTTATCTCAAATAATGCATTTTTTAAAATTTTTTTCTGAAAAGGTAAAATTTCCCTAATTTTTAATTCTTCCATATCTAATCCATCTGTTGCCTCAATCTTAGTTATTATAAAGTACTTTTTTTCATCTTTTTTTATATAAGCTTGAACTAAACAGCCTTTTTTTATTTTAATTTTTAGCTTATCTATATTTTTTTGTGCCTCTATTTCTACCTTTAAAAGCCTTTTAGAAATATTTTCTAATATTTCATAAAGATAATTCTTTTTTAAAACATTTATAATTATAGAAACAACTTCTGTTGTTAAAGAGCCTATTTTATATGATTTTTTAGTATCTTTTTCTAATATCTCATTAATTACTTTATTAAAAAAATCCTTAGCTTCTTCATTTTCTATTTTATTTTCTACTATTTTTTCATCTTCAATCAAGATACTATGAGATAGCAATTTAAATATTTCCATTTTTTATCCCCCTAATAATTTTCTAATTTATTATATAATTTTTCTAATATAAAATAAAGTTTTTTATTTAGTTTTCACACAATATATTAATCTATATTTTTGTATCATTTATTTACTAAAATCAATAATTTATTAAAAAAAATAAGAGACTCTAAAAATCTCTTCTAAATTTTTAATTTTTGGTGCCTGAGGCGGGACTTGAACCCGCACACTCCGAAGAATTCCAGATTTTGAGTCTGGTGCGTCTACCAATTCCACCACTCAGGCATTTTATCTGGCGCACCTGGCAGGAGTCGAACCCACAACCCTCTGATCCGTAGTCAGATGCTCTATCCAATTGAGCCACAGATGCATAATAATACTTAATTAGGATATCATATAATTTTTTTTATGTCAATTAATTTTTAAATAAAAATGGCACACCCAGTAGGACTATATGATATATCCTCGCAATGTACCATTATACTTAAAATATACTTATAATTTCTGCTATTTTTCTGCTACCTATACTGAATATAAAGGAACGTTGAATCTGCTCCTCGGAATGTATTTGGTATTGTAACTATTACAAATATAAAAACTAATAACATCATCATATTCATCACCACACGTTTATATTTTTTTAAATAATCAATATTAGATTTTTCAATCTTTAATTCCATAGTATCCAGTAAAAAAATAGCTCCCGTAGATGAAAAAATATAAGTCAACCACTTTATAATGGCTTCACAATTAAACACTCCTTTATATTCAGTATATTTTATATTATAGCATATTTATTGTTGTTTATAAATAGTGAAAAAAAAGAGGTATATTTCAACCTCTCTCTTTTAATTTATCATTTAATTTATCTCATTTAATTTGCCATTTTTAAAAGTTATGTATTGCGTCCTTATATATTGCGTCCACAACAGTTGCAATCATTCCTCCATCATCTTCATCATAATTGATTTCTATTTCTAACAATAAATAACCTGCTTCTCCATCTTCTTCATAGCATTTACAAAATCTTATGTTATCAGCGTGAAATGCCCATTTCTCTAAATCTGTGAAATAAATTGGGTTTTCTGTTTCACATTCAGCATTTATTTCTCCTTGCCACCCAAAACTACAATCATTGTTCACATAAGTTTTCCCTTTAATTTTTTCAGCCACTTTTTCCCATTTTTCTTTTGTCATTTTTTCCATTGTTTCCTCCCTTGTTTCTATTAATTCTTTAATATTTTTTAATTCTTTTACTGTTGCAAATTCTCTAATAAACCTGTGACAAGTGCTTTTAACTCTACTTCTATTAGCTTTTGCTTTAGCCTCAGGATTATTTTCTAGGTAACGCTCATTTGCCTTTATTTGCTCTTGTACATCTTTATAACCTTTTCTTTTCATTTTTATTGCTCCTTTGTTTTATATATCTATTATAGTATAATGTAAACATTATGTCAACATAAAATTTTACAAGAAAAAAAGAGGGCAGGTATAAACCCACCCATTAATTATCTATTTGTCTATTCTCTTATTACAACCCAATATATGTCTATTTATTTCTTTTAGACTATCTTTAATTTCTTGTAAATCACTTTTAAAGCTACTTTCTATTTTATTTATCTTTTCTTCAATAATTTTATCTTTTTCATTACTCCACGTTTCAAATGCTTTTCGGTGTTCTTCATACACTATTTTATCTAGCTTTTTGTCAATCATTTCTTCTAGTCTGGCATTATTCTTTTCAAATTTTTTATCCAAACCCGAAATAATACCCCATATAAAAACTACAATTCCCAAAATACCTCCAATAAAGGCTAAATGTTCTTGTGTTAAAGCAATCATAATAACACCCCTCCTTATAATTTTAAAATATTATTCCAGTACACATAATACTCATTAGCCTCTCTTGTTTTATCTATCAATGCCTTATCTTTATAACCCTCATTTTCTATTTTATCTTGCCAACTCATTTCTCCAAAAAGTCTTACAGCCTTATAGAATTTGTTTATGGTACTCTTATTTACTTCTGTTTCTTTCATTATGAATTTGAAAATCTTATCAGCTAATTTTCTGTTAATCCCAGTGTTGTTGTATTTTGAATATAAATAATCGTGAATAACAGCACCTTTTATCCATTTTCCATAAGGGTTGTAAACACATTGTAAAACTTTTGGTATAGACGCACCATCTGTAATAAAGCCTTTAAAGACTTTTATCTCATAGCCATTAATATCATAAACATAATCGTTCAACAATATTGCCTTGCCATTTGATAAAAGTCTTAGGTTTAATTTACTCTTTTCCATTTTTTAACTTTTTAAATATAGGTTGTAATTCTTCTACCACTGCGTCTATGGTATTTTCATTAATAAATATTCTTAAATGTTTTGGCAATTTAGATATAAACTCTTGTACTGCTTTTTTCTTTAAGTTACCTAAACTTTTTCCTTGTATAGATAATTCTTGTTCAATAGCTTCTCTGTTTACAGCTTCTTTACCCTCGTATCTCCACTTTAAGACTAAATAAACCACCAATGATACCACATAACCTAACACATTCCATAATAATTCTTTTTCCATAATTAAACCTCCTTAACTGTATCCACTATAAAATTAACAAATAAATTAACCACATCACTAATAATTGAAAACTTTAAAGACTCATCTAAATTACTTCCAAAAAAAGCCTCAGTTAAAATATAAGTGTCTTTTGAATTGCAAATACCATATCCACCTCTTGTCTTGGGGTCACTCAATTCAATAACACCTCTTACTTTACTATTAAATACATTTTGCAATCTAGCCAAAAAGTTAGTTGATAGTTTTTTTGCTTTTTCATTTCCTTTATAGATTAAACATTCACAACCATTAGCTTTATTATCTAAAGCACTATTAAAATGTAATTCTAAACAGTAATCATAATTGTGTTTATTTAATTCAGCCAATACTTTATTCATTTCTCTAACATAATTTTGGTTAGGCTCTCTCTCATAAATAGCAACTATATCAGGTATTTCATATTTAATCTTTTCTGCTATATTTTTCCAATAACTATATTCATCTCCAACGGTCATTGAAAAAGCACCTTTTGACTTTTTATTATGTCCTATTATTAAAGCAACTTTTTTCATAACTCACCTCCTAAATATTTGATAAGCTAAATATAATAATTATAAAAAGTATATTTTCATCTATTATAGAACATTTTTATTATACATATCTTATATTAAATATTAAATAAATAATCATTTTATAACATATTGTAATTATATTTTTAAAATAAAAATCTTATAATTATGTCTTATATTCGATATAAAAGATTATAATATATTTATATTCTATAATTATTTGATTATATAATATTAAGAAAAAATGACGCTATTAGACGCGTTTTAAGATGTTTTAAAAAGGGTAGCCATATAATAACTACCCTGACAAATTAAATTAGCTTGTAGCAAGTTTTAAATGTATTTCTTTTCTTTTGCTCTCAAACTCAACACTCGTAACCTCTTTTGGATTGACTTTTGTTTTGAAATAGTTTTCTGTATCATAAACTGATTGCACAAATGTAGTTCCAAAGAGCATTAATTGTCCTAACTCTTGTAATCCAGCTTCCATTCCAAAATTATCTTCAAAATACCAAGTGACTTTTTTGTCTACTTTCATTTCTTTTGCAATTTGTAACGCTACAATAACCGATACCATTTTAGCAATATCTGTATCTCTACATTTTTGTCTATGGTCTTTATCTTTAACTTTATAATCAAAACCATAAGCAAGTGATTTAGCTTTCAATTCATCTATTAAATCACAATAATCATCAAATTCCTTTTGATTATCTAATAACCACTTATCTTTATCCCAATACATATACTTTTGATTTCCAGCTGGTTTTGGTACTACTATTAATTTTTTATCTTTTATAAACTCTCCGTCGACTAATTGTACTGGTATATTGTTTCTTACCTTTTCTTCTTTTGTCATTTCTCTCAGTCTATCATCTTTAAATATTGGATATTCATACTTTATATCTGTAATTATCATATCTGAAGTGTATCCACTAAAATAGTCTTGTGGTTTAGCCAATACATCATCTAACTCATCTGCGTAAACTGAGAATATTAATTTATCCTTTTTATAAAAATTTATTGTTTTCATATTTTAACCTCCTATACAGCTACAGTTATTATTTGTCCTGTAAATTCTAAAGTTGTAAACCCACTTACAGTAGTAGGATAAAATTTTAACAGTTTATTGGTCACATCAATCCCCATTTCAGCTGTACCTCCTCCTTGTCCTCCACTTCCATTAACACAAGAACCTGTTACCCCTTTTAACCCTTGACAAAACCAATCAGGTAATCTAAATGTCGTTTCATAGTCATTTTTAATTATTATATTTGAAAAATATATCATTCTTAAATTTCCACAAGCAATTAATCCAAAACCACCAGTTGTATTTTTATTACTTGTAATTGTGACAACCTCAAATTTAAAATATGATAAGCTGTTTATTTTATCAGATAATGAGTTATTATCCAAAGGTTTAAAATTATTTACATTGGCAGATGTGTCGTTATTTGAATTTATACACTTATACATTTTTCTAGTATTTTTATCATAATATAAGTAGTTGATGTCTTTAACCCCCTCATCTTGTATATCTCCACCATAACCTACACAACCAGCTAATCTAGCTAACATCATACCCTCAAGAGCCTTACCCTCTTCTGTTCCGAATTGCACTATACCAGCTTTTTCTCTCGTTGCTCCTTCTTGTACTTTTGCTAATCCCTCACTTAATTTTTTAGTTTCTTTGTCTATCAACTCAGCATTATGATTAAATTGTTCTATATCATAGTATTCATTTCCAGCAGGTTGTACTAAACCTAAGTGTTCTGTATATTTACTCATTTCTATCTCCTTTCATCATAAATAGCATTATATGTTTTAGTTTTTAATTCACTATGTTTTAAATTTCCAATCTCATCAAATCTATGATATTTACCCACTATATCAGTGTCATTGTAAAGTCTAGTATCAAACAACTCAGTATGTTTCTTAGTTTTAAGAGAGTTTTGGTACAAATATCCTATTTGATTGTGAGTGTTATATCTAAATTCAACATTAAAATTCAAATGTGCGGGTTTTATAGTGGCAACTACTTTTTTAAAGTTTTCTAAATTATCAGGTATTCCTACGATACTTGTAAATTTAATTGTGAATGAATAATTAGGATTATCCTCAATAACTTCTATCTCTCCGTTAGTAAATGCTTTAGCAACTCTTGCTATCATTTCTTTAGTTGTTGTCCCATAACTTCTAAGTTTAGATATGATATTCTCTCTACGTTCTTTAAGATTACTTATTGTATCTCCAACAGTTAGTCCAAAAATACGCTCCCATATAGGTAAACTCCAAGTAGCTGTGTAGATAAAGAATTGTTTTAAAACCTCATTAGACATAATATCCAGTTCATCTAACTGTAAATCAATAGCATTTTGTAGTTCTTCAATCTCAAGTATATCTCTATAATACTTAGGCATATGTTGCATTAATCTTTTGACTTTCAACTACACCACCTCTTTATCTAATGTGATTAGAATTAATTTTGGTATTTCTTCTTCCGCTAAAGCTATATTGATTGCTCCTGTGTTGATTTTCAAGTTATCGTAGTCATTTACCCCCTCAACATTTAGCAGAATATTACCCAACTGAGCATAACTGACATAGTTTTGTTTAAACCCAACTTTTTTAAAATATTCTTTTATATCTCTTTCAAAGTCAGCTTTTACCTTATCAAAATCAATGTTTTTAGAAATTCTAGCTTTACCTGTGATTGTTATATTCTTAGGTGTAGCAGATTTAACAGTAACAGTTGCTCCTATAGGTCTAACTTGCTCTATATAATCTCTTACTCTCTGTAATAAAGGCTCATCAGCTTCTTCGATTGCACTATTTACAACAACAACCTTAACCGTACCATTACCAGCCCATAGTGGAAATACTTTAACTCCACCTACTCCCTCAACTTCCATCGCCCACTTCTTATAGTGATAGATGTTTCCTGAGGTTACAGGCTCTCTAACTTTAAAATAATATCTCTCTCTCAGTTCATCATCTGTTTCTCCATCATATCCGTCCACTGTTTCGGCAGGGTTGTTCACTTCATTTAGATTAGGTATTGTAATTGGAAAATTCACTATTGTATTTTTAGGTAGATTATAGATTTTACCAGTGTTTTCACTCTCAATATTTACCTCAACTTCTCCACTAATACCAATAGTTTTTTCTTCTGTGGTTAGATATATATATGTATCACTTGCAATTTTTGTTCCAACGGGTATTATTGTGTTAGGTGTACCTTTTATAACAACCTTACCTTTACTCTTAGTTGCTTGTTTTCTAAATACTCCTACCTCTTTACATATATTATCTAAAAATTCATCCTCAGCAGTTTCAGCAAAAGAGTTTAAAAATATATAATCTAACACATCTCTTATTTCTTCCATTTCTATGCAGACAGGTGCTAAATTATCATAAAATAATCCACCCTCACTCTTATCATAATCATCATTAACGTTAGAGAGCATATCTTTTAATATCTGTTTCCATTCTTTTTTTATTATCATAAATAACCCTCCCATTTAAAACGTGTAAAGTCTTTTAACTGTACTTCAAATTTAGTTTTTAAAGTGTGTCTTTCAAGTTTTATTTCCAAAATATTAATATCTATAATTTGTTTGTTTTTCTTCATTGTTTCAATCAGTTCTCTTTCAAATTCTGAATATAACACGGGAGTTGGAAAACGTTGACCTAATAAATTTGCTTTATATGTCATTCCATATTGATTGCTTCCATTTTCTTTATAGATATCCCACTTATATTTTTCAGTCAATAAAACCTTTTCAATCCACATTCTTACAGACCTCTCATCGTCAGTCTTAATTAATTTACCATCACTTCTCAACATTTTTTTCTTTTGAAAATCTATCAAAAATGTCTTACCATTTGTATTTTTACTTTCATTAATTATATCTTTTGAATAATCTCTAAACTCTACTTTTGGTAATATTGCCATTCTAAACTCACCTCGGGTGCGTAGTTAAACACATCAACTACAAAAAACTTATCTTCTTCCACGTTAGGAATTACAAGCACATACATACCTGCCTTTAAATTAAAAACAGTTTGTAATATGAATTTTCCTTTATCTTTATTATCTTTTTTACTTTTACTTGATTTATATGTACCACTATGTCCTGATATACTTAAATTAGTATGTCCTGCACTATCAGCACCTCCACCAGTTGTGTCTAAATTGTTTATTTCACAATCAGTCGATTTGTTACCTTGTGACTCAAAATTTTTCATAGTACATTCAATCTCTAATCTATTTGTGATGGCGTTTGAAAGATAGATTTTGTCAGCGTCTATAACCCCATATCCATTTAATAATTCAATACTAATATTAGGCAAAGGTAATATAATCTTACCCAAGACTGCACCAATAGGCGATGGATTATCACGTTCTTTAAATTTTTCTGCAAGTGCTATATCCCAAGACTTTTTATTATCACTCATCACTATACCCCTCCAATTTAAGATTTATTCTGTGAATATTGTTAGAGATTGTGTGATTACTCTCTTTTATCAAATATTCCCCTTTCAAATTAAAAAGTGGTAAATCAATATCAATCACTCTACCACTCTTAACATTATCATCACCAAGCACGTCAATACTAAAATCCTCAGTGATTCTATTTAGTTTTTTTAACTCATTTTTTGCAACTAGATTAGCTTTAGAAAATTCTTTTTCGTCCAATGTTACTACTTGTTGTAATTTACCATACTTCTCAATACTCTTAGTGTCTTGCTCTTGTCCTATTGTTCTTATTGCACCTTTATTTTCTGTAATTACAAGTACACTATTTTTCATATCTACAATAGATTTTGTTAAAGATACTCCACCAATATTTTCATTTATATTTATAAACTTATCTTTTTGAATTTCAAATTGACCAAACACCTTTATTTTCTTATAAGGCATTATTTTTAAAGTACCATTATCAAATTCAATAAAAAACTTCTTAGAGTTAAATTGAGAGCATTGTTCTATTATATCTTTTATAACATCCGATATACTCTTATCCTTATAGATTTTATCAATCTTAGTGTCTAATCCACTCACTTCAACTTTTATTCCAATTTCTTTACATAGAGATTTTACACAATCATTACCTATCATTTTCTTAAACTGCTTTATTACCGTTGATTTATTCAAATACCACGCCATATCATATGCTGTAAAATTAGTTATTTTCCCGTTAGGTGTTTCTGTTACAATAATAGCTTGTACCAATATTTCTCCTTTATCATTTAGAATTTGGATAGGGTCACCAAGTGTAATATCATATAAAAACTCAAAATCTTTATTGTATCTATTTACAGGTAATTCAAATTCAACCTCTACCCCTAACGTATCAACAGTATCTCTCCACGTTAAATTACCTATAATATCACTAACATCTTTATCTTTTATAATTACTTTATACATATGCACCACCTACTTTTTAGGTTTTTTATTAGCATTATCTTTAATTTTATTTTTTATTTTAGTTTTCTTATCTTTAGTAATATTAGTATTATCTTTTGTGTTTTTAGGTTTATTAGATTCAATAGGTGCAGTTGTCTTATTAATAGGTAAAATATATTCAGTAATATCCAATGTGTATGGTATATCTCCTGCCCTATCTCTAAAATTGTATGTAAAATTATATCTACATAGCATATTCAATATTACCTGATATTTGTCTACAATAATTATTCTTACTGGTAATTTTAAATCTCTATATTTCTCAAAAAATTTAACATAATATTTAGGCTCTTTAAAATTAAGAAAACTCACAAAACTATATAATTTGCTAGGAAAAAAAGAGGAAAAAGAAAACTTTTTTAACCCCTTTCCTCCAATTAAATTTAATGTGTTACCATCAATAGTTGTAAACTCCTCATCAGTTGTATCACAATTCATAACCTCAATATTTTGTACAACTGGGATAGCAACTATCTCCGTTTCTCCATTATTCTCAGCTATAAAATATATTTTCATTTGCCTTTATCCTCCTACATATTACCTAATGTCCCTAATATTTTATTGGCTGTATATTCGGCATATTTTTCCATTTGTTCTCTTTCTCCAATAAAATTCCCATCAATATTAATAGTCACACTTATAGATTTATTATTATTTAATGATTTTCCTTGCTCGTGAGATAAAATTTGTGTCCCAGCTGGTAATATAGCTGTTTCATTTCTTCCACCCTCATTTATTCCTGTTACTCCACCTTTAAAATAAGCAGTACCTAGTGCGTGACGAGGGTTTTTAACTGTAGTTGTAGTTATTCCAGTTTTATTACTTCCACCAATATTATCTGTTTTCTTGACTTCATTGATATTAATAGTTTTATCTTCAGCTTTTGTGTTATTCCAAAATTTTAACTTATCTATTAGTCCACCAAAGGCTTTTTTTGCGGTTTCGATTGGGTGTAAGACCATATCTAGTGCTTTTATTAAGCTATCCCAAGCTGATTGGAATACTCCAGTTATAAAATCTGTTACCTTATTAAAACCAGCTTTTAATTTATCCAATGCACTTATAACTCCGTCCCATACAGCAGTAAAAATACCACCTACAATAGTACAAACTCCTGATATAACATCTTTTACATAATTAAATGCACCAACTAAACCATCCCATATATATTCACCAAACCCCTTAATAGTATCCCAATTTTCCGTAATCACTCTCTTAAAAAATAAGAATAAATTAATCAATCCACCAAAAGCATTTTTTGCTGTTTCAATAGGATGTAATACAACATCTAATGCTTTCATTAAACTATCCCAAGCACTCATAAAGACACCTGTTATAAAATCAGATACTTTAAAAAATGCGTCTCTCAATACACCTAATACGTCAATTACTCCATCCCATATAGCAGTAAATATTCCACCAACAACTTTACAAACTCCCAAAATAACATCTTTAACATAGTTAAATGCACCAGCTAAACCATCCCATAAAGTCATAGCAAAACTTTTTATAGTATCCCAATTTTGAGTAATTACATCTTTTAAAAATAAGAATAGATTAATCATCACACCCACAGGATTACCAAACTTAATTATAAATTTAAGTACCTTACCTAATGGGTTTTTATCTAATTTATCCCATAACTCTTGTACTTTCTTTTTAAATTTATCCCAGTTTTTATAAATAGCAACTAATGCACCTATTAATGCACCTATTGACAATACTACAAGACCAATCGGATTGGCGTTTAAAAGAAAATTAGTCACAACCATAATTCCATTGAAAAGTAAAGTTTTAGCACTAGCTATTATCATTGCTGTTTTATATACTCCAAAAGCAACAGCTACACCAGTTACAATAGGTGCTATCCAATTCCAATTATCAATAATTTTATTAGCTAAATCTATTGCAAATGCACCAACTTCAGTTAATATATTCCAAACCTCCGTTAATGCTGGTTTTAATTTCTCAAATATTTTACCTAATAATTCTTTAACTTTAACTATATATGGTTTAGCATTATTGTACATTTCTTCAAATTTATCAGCTAATCTCAAAATATAATCCTGAATAGCAGGTATCTTACTGTGAAACCACTCAGCTAAATTTGCAAGTTTAGGTATTAATTTCTTACCAAGTTCAGCCTGCATATCACCAAAAGCACCTTTCATTGCAACGATTTTACCCTCATCAGTTTCTCTTAGTGCTTTATTCGTTCCACCAATAGACTTCTCTAATTTTTTATTGATAAACTCAATTCTTTGTTCTGCACTCATAATTTTAAATAATTTTTCTTCATTTGCAGTTAATACGACTCCATATTTCTTTAAGGCATTGACTTTACCATTAATTGCTTTCCCATATAGTTCAGCTATACCTATTGCGTCCTCTTGTGTCCCATTTAACCCTTTATCATATGCAATCATATCGTCAAGTAAAGGCATTGTCTTTTTAATTTGGTCTGCATTCATCTTAAATACAGCTAATCTACTTGCACCTGCAACAGCAACATCATCACCAACGACACCTAAGTCTTGTAAAGCACCAGCCTCATTTTTAAGCATTTGTATATGCTCTTTACTAGCATTAGCTTGTTTCATCAAGTTAGTCTCTAATAATTTGTCAGCTTTTAATTTTTCTTTTGCACCATCAATTGATTGTTTTATAAATAAAGTTGCACCAGCAGTCAAAGCACCAAAACCAATAGCACTCCATTTAGCAACTGTTTTCATTCCACTTTTTATTGCATTAGTGAATTTACTAACTGACCTACTAGCGTCTTTTAACTTCTTTTTAGTTGTTCCTAATTTTTCATTTACTTTATGTAAAGGGCTTGTAAATTTATCTCTTAAACTAAGAATTACACCAACCGTCTTCGACATAATACCCTCCTTTCTTGTAAAATAAAAAGCACCTAGTATTTAAACTAAGTGCTAAAAATATTATATTTTTTGATTAATAGAATGCTAATAATTTATAATGTTCATTACCAGCTACAAAGAAAATTATATCTCTATCTTCTTTTAAACGCTCATATAAAACTTTTTTAAAATAAACAGCATCTGTCGTTTCAATATCAAAGAATTTATTTTTTATTGAAAATCTACACATAATATCATCTTTTCCTTGCATATCTGAATAGCTAACATTTTCAATTACTTCCAATTTAGCTCCAAACCAACTTCTAATTGTTATTTTCATTTTACCACCTCCTTGTAAATAGTGTCGTAAATGAAATTATAACACTATATACAAAGTCAGTAAAGAATTTTTATAAATTTCTATTAATTCTTTCAATTTCTAAATCCATTGTAGCCATCAGGAATAACTTTTCTTCATACTCTAAATTAAGTAGATAGTCAATTTTAAAACCTTTTAAAACATAAAAAGAGAGGAAAGCCATATCAGCGTCCCTCAAAATTAGTTTTTTAGTTCTTCAATATCCTCATTATCAGCAAGACCATAAAGACCAAGTATAAATGTAGCAAGTTTATTAATTTCTCCTAAGTTTTCTTCAAACACAGGCATTACCACGTCATATGGCTCTGCAACTTCATAAACCTCTTGCAATTCTTTTTTCTGTAATATAGGACAATGTTTATAAATTAATTTACAGTTAGCTTTATATGCACCATCTGTACTTTTATCCTCAGCACTATCCATTATTTTTATAACTTCCCTTGCTTTAAGTTTTACAACTTCTATTGTTCCACCTAAAACTTCTGAATTAAACAATGCAATTTTCATTTTATCAGCGTTTGATTGTTCCTTTTTTGCAATTAACATCTCTAATGTTATATTTTTAACCATTACTATATCCTCCTTAAATTAATTCAATAAATCTATAATGTGAAAAAGAAAATGGTACTTCTTCCTCTCTTAAACTTTTGTTTTCAAATTTTAATGCCATTAGTTCATTAATAGTTACACCAGTTAATTCAACTCTTTCAGCACCATACGAACTTGGGTCATCTAATTTAGCAACTATTGTGAAATCAGGCATATTACCACTTCTTATAGCGTCACCAATTAATTTGGCTATTGAGCTATCTATTTTATGTAGTGTCATTGTACCCTCTCCACTATAACCCATATATCTTTTATGTTTTCCTAAATCTCCCATAATGTCAACGTCTTCATAATCTAAGGTTATTTTAGCCTCGAATGATTTTACTGACCCAACTTCCTGACCATCAAACCATACAGCACCAAAAGACCCTCTTATAATCTTGTTTTTATCCATTTTATTAAACATAAATTACCCTCCTTAAAACATATTGATAGTAAACTTAAAGTCTTCAACAGCATTTAGTATCTTGATATTTGCTTTCATAAATACTTTTTTCTTAAATGTTAGTTTTTTGATTTTCTCATCATCCCAATCCTCAACTTCTTTTTTACCAACACCTAACCAAGCTAATCTCTGAGCCTCAACGTCTACTTGTGAATAGTTGTCATACTCTTTGTCTAATATGTCCTCTCTTTCAAGTTCTTTAAAATAAGCATTAATTGCTGTGAAAAATAGCACTTGATTATCATATTTGTTTTTATACTTACCTATCCACTTTTTGAATGTTGAATAAATATCATCTCTCATTAAATCCATAGATTCAATTATGATAATATCTTTCATATCTTCAGTTTCATCTTGTGTAATTTCTTCCAAAGACGTGCAACCTCTCGCAACTCTTATATCTCCCTCATCTTTGTATAGGCAAAAACCACCTTTATCAATAACATCATCAATCTTGTTAAAAATACTTACTTCTTTCAAATTTCCACATAAAAAGCTAGTTGCTGAACGAGTCATTGGTAAACCAGCTAACATACCTAAAACAGATGGTATATATTGCCAACCATCAACCTCTCCTCTACTATCAACAAAAGTTACTTTATCATTCATTAAATTTACAATTCCTTTATTATCAGGTTTTGTAGCTTTAAAAACCACTGCCTTATAAGTTTTACCAGCTTTTCTAACCGATTTAATCCAACTTACTAAAGTTGCTGTATCTCCACTTGACCCATCATAAGCAAGTCCAATCCAATTTACTCTTTCTTGTGCGACTATTTTCAATGTATCAGCTAATGTTCCAGCACCATTGTTAAAAACCAATACTTTATTTGGTGTATATTCAAACGTATCCTTAACTAAAGGTAATACCTCTGCTGAATAATCATCAGGGTTGATATCAATTACTGTTTTATACTCTTTCATAGTCCAATTTTTACCAACTTCATTCACTATAAGTCCAACTATTCCTAATTGACTTCTCTTAACAGCTGTTACTGCTAATTGTTTAAAAATTATCTCAATACTAGGTAATCCCATATCCTATAACCTCCTATTTCTTATCAAAACGATATTCAAGTTCTTCCATTAAATAATCATCTATATCATTATTTATTTGTTCCATTGTTAAGCTATCAAAACTAGCAATCAATACACCATCATCTGTTTCCTCAAATGTAATCTCATCGACAGGGATAATAAAAATATCATTAATTTTAAGTGAGCCTAAAAATGCGTTTTCTATTGCCTCACTCACTTTTAAACGTTCTTCTCTACCTTTACCAATCACACTATTAAAAAAATAAATCCTAATAGTAAAATGTCTCTCTTTAAAAGTTGTCATAAAAGCACTTGTTTTCAATCCATCCAACTCAGTCCTAAAACTAGGTCTACTAAATCCCTCAGATAAGTCTTTACTATTAATTGTTACATTAGGACAGGCTTCATTTAATTTACTATTGACAGCTTTTAATATTTCACTTAACTTAACCATCAAAAACCTCCATTTTTTATAACTTCACCCACAAAATCATCAGTAGATTTTACAAATTCGTCATAAAAATCATTGTGTGCTTGTGCTAATATGAAATATCCTTTTTTAAATCCGTGTTCTTTACCAGTTCTATCTTTAATTATGTGTCCGTTTTCAATCAAATGTGCATGAGGCATATAGTTATAAACTCTTATGCAATCATCCTCACCATTCCATTTATAATATTTACCACGTTTAAAACCTTTCATATAATTACCAGTTTTTATCTTTACTTTGCTTTTAGCAATTTTTTTAGCAACACCTTTTAATTTATTACCTTGCTTTTGTAAAAACTTTTTTGTTTCATTTGGATATTTCTTAGCAAGTCTTAAAACTTCTTTTTCAAGCTCATCTAATTCATCTGTTGTAAACCCATCCATTGTGTTACTCCTCTGTTCTAATGCAAAAAACTTCCATAAATTGATTATCTTTAAAATCTCTGTTGAAATAGATAACTTGATACTTTAAATCCTCAAATAAAAAAAACCAATCCTTTTTTATACCTTGAATTGATTTAATCCGAAAAGTAAATTTGAATTGGTGTTGATTATTTTCAGTATTTGCTTTACCATCTTTAACGCTTGAATTAAGTGGTATTATTTCACAGTATGCTTTTTTCAATAGCTGTGGTGTACTATCATTCTCTCCTAAACTATTTGTAGTGGTAGACATTCCATACACTTCAACTAAATGTCTTAGTTTTTTAGTAATATTAATCATAATTACCACCAACTTGCAATTGTGTCATCATACTTCTTACCGTATAACTAAAATCTTTACTTTCAGCGTGTTCCCTGTTATCATACCAGTCTTGTAATAACACACAAGCAAGTATTTTAGCTCTACTTTTAAATTTTTCTTTTTCAACTTTTTTGTCAAAGTTATCTATACTATCTCTTAGATAATCCATCGTTGCAACCAATAGCGATTGCAACAACAAATCATCATCATCATAATCAATTCTTAGATAATTTTTAGCCTCGTTTAAAGTTAAAAGGTTATCCATAAATCAATCTCCTATTTTGTAGCTAATTCTAAGTAAACCATAGCCTCACCATCAACCTTAGCAACATCAAATCTTTCAATTGCTCTTATAAATGTAGCATTCATGTTAAATCCTGCCTCAGTTGATAAAGCTAATTCTAATCCCTCTCTATCAAAGAATGTGATAAATTCACTCATATCTCCTACAAACACTGGTGCTTTTGTAGTGTTCATTGGTAAAACTGTGTCTTTTAAAACTATGATTTTTCTACCTTTAAACATTTTTTGAGTTGTATTTTGTAAATTTACTTCTAGTAAAGGTCTATTTTGTTTATCAGTTAAATTATCTAAGAAATTAAACCCTGATTGGTTAGTTAAGATAATTGCGTTTGCTGATATTGCTGGGTCAAGGTCTACATTTAATGCTGTATTTATTCCAGTGTAGTCAGCTATTGTTTTTGGTGTTAAAGTTTTTAATATATCTAATATCTTTTTGTTTTCAGTGTTTACAGCTTTTTTAGCAAATCTTTTACCAATATGTGCTGTTAAATTAGCTGTTTCATCAGCAAGTAATGAGTTTGATACTGGGATAATATCTCCATAATCTTTTGTTTTATAAGATACTTGACCAAAATCTATATCTGATTTATTTAAAGTGTTTAACTCCTCAAATGAAATTAATTCTCCATCTCCACCCTTTTCAATCGGCATATTACCTGATAAAGATTTAACACTTACAACATTACATAAAGCCTTTAATTCAACTCTTTCTCTTTTTAATTCTTTAATTTTTTCAAATTGTTCTATTGGTACTAAATATCCACCTTTACCATCAGTTGCTTCAACTTGACCCGGAGTACCAACAGCATTTAAAAACTGTCTTTCCTCATCAGTGATTGATTTCCCTTTTAAAACTCTATTAAATAATACATTAACATTCATATCATTTGTAATTTCTACTTTTTTGTTTCCCATAGCTTCTAATGCCTCCTCTGTTTCAACTTCTTTTATTTTATTTTCTAATTCTTTAAATGCAGTCAATTTTGTGTGAGCGTCTTCAATCTTACCCTCATCTTTAAGTGCTTTTATTTCATTTCTCATTTCTTCTAATTCTTTTTTCATTTCTATTGATTTTTTCATTAATTTAACCTCCTATTGATAGCTCTAAATCTATCTCTTTTTTCATTTTTTCCAATCTTGCCAATTCCATATCTTTAATACTATTATTTATAGCCTCAGGGATATGTTTATATTTTTGTTTTGTATCTACTTTATTCAAGTAAATAGGACTATTATCAACTTTTATATTGAAATAATTTAAACAATCCTTACCAGTAAACCACGTTTCAGATTTCATTAAATCGTATATTTGTTCTCTTGTTACACCCTCAATAGCTTTTTCCATATACGTATTTATAATTCCATCCTCAATTTTTTCCATTACTTCTATTTGCTTTAAAAAATCATCAGCATTACCAAACATTCCACAACTTACTCTATGTATCATAAGATAAGCATTATCAGGTATTACTATTTCCTTACAACCGAAAGCAATAATAGACGCTGAACTAGCTGATAACCCATCTACATAAGCAATAGTTTTACCTTTATGATTTTTAAGCATATTTGATATAGCAACCCCTGCAAATACATCACCACCATAAGAATTAATATGTACGTGTACTTCTCCTGCTTCTTTTAAAGCATTAGCAACATCCAACGGATACACATTTGGGTTTTCTAAATCAAAAAATTCATAAAAACCATCATTATCACTATCACTAACTATATCTCCATTGATATAAATTTCAGTAATATCTGCTTTATTCTCAACTCTCAACCATTTCTTATCCACTTGTGCCACCTCCTTTTTTATAAGCAATTCCTATATCTTCCAATCGTACATAACTTCCATTCATAACAATAATATCTCCACCCTCAACAGCAGGTAATCCTACAAGGTTTCTAGCCTCATTAATCGTGTATACTCCTGATTGGATAAATTTAGTAATACATTCTGCTTGGGTCTTCAAGTCACCTTTCAAAATACTAGCAACATTAAATTCAAATCTTAATCCACTCAATCTTTCCTTTTCAGTTAATAGCTTTAAATTAAATTCCTCCTCATAAAGAGTCAAAATATACAACAAAGTATCAACATAAAAAGTCAAGTTTTGCATTTCTGAATTTGAATAACTTGATTTATCATAGTCATTAAGATGATTAGGTTTTACTCCAAAAGCACCTGCTATTTGTAAAGCTGTATATTTCTTTAATTCAAAAAATTGAGTGTCACTAAGTTTTAAATCCAATGGTGTCAAATCCATTCCCAAAGGTAAAGGAAAAATACCACTAGGGTTATTATTTGTATTTATAAAGTCTTCCATTGCCTCTAACATTTTCTTTTGCATTTCTTTACTTAAATCTCCTGTGTACTTCAAAACAGCCTTAGCTGTTAATCCACGTTCATAGAGAGTATTTAAGTATTTTTGACTTGCTTTTACTCCATTAAATGTAGTTGCTAATGTTTCTCTAACGCTAACCCCAACTATCCCGTCTTTACTTAATCCACCTTTTAAATGCAATACATTTTCACTATCAAACACATATGTTTTTCCATTGTGATTATATTCATAGTATAATTTTTCTTCTCCACTGAATAACTTAACATTATCAATTAAAATCCTTACATTTTGAGGGTGCATTGGATATATACCAACTAATCTACCCCTATTATCATAAGATAAATAAGCATAAGCATTTCCGTGATGATTTCTCCAAGTTTCTAATAAAGTCATCATCGGTGTAGAGGTCATAAATGGGTTAGGTGCAAACTTTAATTTTTGCAAAGCCTCGTGGTCTACAATCCTATTGTTTTTGTTATCTTTCAAGTGAATTGATAATTTACCAACACTCTCACTTAACACTTTTAAGCAGGTGTAATAGGTTATCTCAGATAAATCATTATCAACATTTATTCCAAAAAACTCCTTGAAATTCATATTATTAATCTGTGTTGTCTTTTCACTTTTATTAAAAAATCTTTTAAATATGTTCTTCACTCATTACCACCTCCTTTACCAAATGAATTTAACCAATTTTCAACTAACTCATCATTATTTATATTTGTTTCTTTATTCAATAACATTATTTTCCAACCATCAATAATGGCGTCTACTGGGTCAATTCTTTTCTTTTTTAATTGTTTATCAATCTTTATTTCACCAAAACTATTCATTGTAGTGGTAGCATTTCCTATACTCCATTTCAACAATTCATTCTTTTTATCATACATAACTTGTTTGGCGTCAATTGATAATGCAAAATCAACAGTAGCGTCATTTAATGATTTAGCTGATTGTTTTACTTCTGTTAAATCACAACCTAAAAAATCTAAATCACTTAGAAAACTACCAGCATTGTGAGCGTCATATCCACACTCCAAAATAGTTAAATCATATTTTTCTATAATCTCTTTTAGGTGAGAAATTATATATTTATAATCTGTTTTTGTTCCAAAAGCACCACTTGTTAAAGTCAATAAACCTCGATTAACCCACGTTTGATAAGGTACATCATCAGTCTTTTTGTGTTCTTCTAACCTCAACTCAGGCATAAAAGAGTGACTATAAACATAAATCTTACCGTCTTCAAGTGGAAAAATTAAAGCAATACTTGTCAAATCTCCACCCTTAGATAAGTCAAATCCTAAATAACAACTCTTACCTTGCATATCAGCTAATGTTAAATCACTTCCACAATTTTCTAACTTCTCTAAATTAATGTATTGTCCTGTACCAGTAGTAACCCATCTATTTAATTGTTTAGTTAAGAAATTTGTTAATTCAGCACCACCTTTTTCTTTTGCGTCAATAGCTTTTTGTGTGATTATTTCTATTTTCTTTTTATTAGGTGTTATTCCATCCTCCTCATACAAGTGGTATGGATTAGCTTTTAACCAGTTTCTCCAATCCCATATATCATCATCTTTATCCATTTCACATATAAAAATAAAAAGAGTGTCTTTTTGAATTACACCCTCTAAAATCTTTTCACAAAATTTATAGTGTTCATAACAAAAGCTATTCAAATTAAAACCAGCAGTTGTGATTGCAAGTGTTAAAGCATTATCAACATCAGCTTGACCGTCTAAAAGTAATTTGTATATTTGGTTATTTGGGTGAGCATGTAATTCATCACATATCGCAAGGATATTACCAAAACCATCCATACCTTTTGTGTCTTTACTCAATGCTTTTATAACACTACCAGTTACTATATTTTGTATTGTTCTATTATGTTCTTTAACTTTAAATAACTCACTTAAATCTTTATCACTCTCAATAAAATTCCGTATCTCATCCCATACAATGTTAGCTTGGTCTTGTTTTGTGGCTGCACAAAATATACGTTCCTTTATACCAATAGTTGTACTAAACAATGTACTTTCAATTCCACTTAAAAAACTTTTTCCATTTCTTCTACCAACCTGTAAATAAGCCTCTCTAAAACGCCTATCACCTGTCTTTTTCTTCTTCCAACCGTGCAAACTTCCTATAATAAACTCTTGAAAACCCCTTGTCTTTAATTCCCTACCATCTTTCATTATTAAACTATTAGCAAAATTAATAGCAAATTCAGCCTCATCAACATCAAATTTATAATCAAACTTTTTGTTTTTAAGGTCATCAAGGTGTCTTTTACAAGCTAAATACTCTTTTCTCCCTGTTATTTTTTTTCCACTTACTACCATTTTGGCATAAGCAGTTGTTCTATCTATCATCTATGCTTGTCTTTCTTTTAGCATTGTAATAAATTTATTTTCAGGTTGTTCTTCTTTAACAGGGACAATCAATTTTAGTCTATCAGTAGTCGCTAACCCCAATTTAGTTGAGGATTGCATTATATACTTCACATATTTTTCTTGCACGTTTACTAATGGATTTATAAATTCTAATTCACCAGTTTTTGTCTGTTTCTTTTTAACTACACCCTCAATTTCTAATTTTTTACTTGTTTCTATGTAACCATCATAAGCATTACAATAAATAGCAAGTACACCTAAGTCTAAATTATCTAAAATGTTAATCTTGTCACATTCACTAACAACTCTATCAAATTCAGCCTTAGCATTTTCACTCAACCAATCAGGTGCAACTAAATCATCTCTTTCAGCTTTTAATTTCTTTTCTGCTTCTTTTCTTGCTTTTATTTTTTCTTTTCCTATTTTTCCTGTACTCACATCTATAATTTTTCTACTTCTACTCATCTTACACCTCCCGTCAAGTAAAACACCTTTACACGTAAATCCTACATATTGGCAATTTCTCTAAGAAATATGGGGGGTGCGATATCCAACCATTGATAAATTCTTTTGTTGACCTCCCCCTACTATAATAAAATATTTTAATTGTTATAACATATATTTAGTATTTCAAATAATTTATTTTGCATTTCCTTTTTATCCTCTGCACTTTTATTATATTGTGAGTGGATATAATTATGGGTCTTATTACTTATCCATATTAAATTACCAATATCTAAGGCACGTGATTTATTATCCGTTATTTCTTCTATATGGTGAGACAATTCACCTTTAACAATATTATTATTTAAAACATACTCATATAAATCCAATCCATTCGCTTTTGTTTTACATATAGCAGTCAAAGTCTTCCACTCTTTACTGTTATAAAACTCAGCACTCTTTTTATCTCTAAACTCTCTGTTATATATTTTATGTCTATCTTTTACACAATCACATTTAGCATTACTAGGTGTTTTCTTCCCACATCTGGCACACAACTTCATCAACATAATATCCTCCACATAAACTAAATTACATAAGATAAATTAAATAAAAAAAAGGTTTTTTATAGTTGAACCTCAAACAACTTCTTACAAGGACATAATGTAAATAAACAAAGAGAAAGTAAAAAAATGCACTAAGAAATCTTTTACAAATTTCCTATATTAACATATTAACATAAAAATTTTCTCCTGAAAATATCCCTGTTTTCTCCCTGTTTTCTCCTTTTTGAATATTTGTCAATACCTAATTTAATCTTTTATCAATAGCATATCAATTTCTGTGCTAAAAAATGTATTTCCAATGAACCTAGTATTTTATTCTTAGCTTTATAGACACTGCTAACATTTATATCAAACTTTTCAGCTATATATTCATAAGTCATCTTATTAAAATATTTCATAGGGATAAAATCATAATATTTGTGTCCTTTAACCATATCCAATGCTTCATTTATCCTAAATAATATTTCTTCATATCTTTGAATATTATGATATATTCTATCTCTTGTTTCTTCTAACTTCTCTAAGTCACTCTTATATTTGTAGCAGTTTTGGTTATTTAATTCTTTCAATCTATAAGATTTTTCTAACTCCACATTTGTTAAATGCTTCTGTTCTTCTTTTAATCTATTTTGATATTTAGGATAAGCATATAACACATCTTCTATCTTTTTAAATACTACCTTTTGTTCCATTTTATTTATCCTCCTTGTTATCCTCATCATCATTTTTTCTCTTAGGCAAACTTAAAACATACAAAACAGATAATATCAATAATACAGTCATCGAATAATCACTCATTTTAATCCACCACCTTTATTCCAATTTCCAATATGTCTATATTACTCTTAGCCTTATCATACATTTCCCTTATTTCCTTACAAAATTTTATCTTTTCTTGTTCCATTTCATCATCAGTTAAATAATTTTCTTTATATAAATATGCTTTAAAATTTCTATCTTTTAATTTTACATCAATTAAATACTGTATCATTTTGTTTACCTCCTCATTTAAACTCATAGCGTAGTGTTTTTAAGAGTTAAATCATAATAGCTATACTTTTCTATAGCTGGTCTTCTTTTAACAAAATTAAACTCTCCTATACGTTCTGTATGCCATTTCAAATATTCAAATTCTTTTTTAGTTAATTCACTTGTTTTACCATTTAATAATTTTTTTTCTATATTCTGTTTACTCATTTATTCCACCTCATAATCTTTTATAAAATTAATCAATTTATCCTTACAATTCACATAATCCTCATCAGCCAAACTTCTAAACACACTATCCAATAATAATGCTTGTCTAGCACTCAATCCTTTTGTTATTTCAGCAATAATTGCATTCCAGTCAACACCTGCATACTCTTTTGTTCCTACTTCTATACCTACATCAGCTATATCCAATACAATTGTGTCTGCTCCTGCTTCAATTATCATATCCAAGTATTTAAGTGCTTTTTTGTAGTCTTCCAACTTGTTTTTCTTTTCTGCTCTTACAAGGTATTTCATAATGTTACAGAAACAAAATACTCCATAATTTCCTTTTCCAACCCAAGCACTTATAAAATCTTTACATTCTAATCCAGTGTTTCCAATTTGATAGTGATTAGGTTGATTTACATTATCAGGTCTCATATATTTTGATTTAATTCTAACTTTTCTAATATTTTTTGCACCAGCATATACTTCCATTCCATAATTATTTAATTCCAAACTAAACATCTTTTTACTACATTTTGGATAGCTGTGATTATCACAATAATTGCAATACTCATCATATAAGTCTCCAAACAAACTTATATTTTCCAAGTTAATTCCATTAGCTATAAAATCTCCAACTGTATAATTCATATCTATATCCTCCATTTTATCCATATTAGTTAAACACTTTTTCTTTTAATACCAATAGTTAGTTAAACTGGTAGTTAATCAACAGTTAAACACTTTTTTCAATTTTTCTTTTAATACCAATAATTAGTTAGCCAAGTTAAACAAAATTAACCCATACTCTCTATATATATATTTCTTTTTTTTTCTTATATAAAAGGTATGTAAAAGTGTTTAACTTGTTTAACTTTATATTGGTATTATTGAGAAAATTACATTTTTGATTAACTAAGTGTTTAACTCACTGTTTAACTTTATATTGGTATTATTGAGAAAACTGTTTAACTATTACCAATTTAATCATATTTACAACTACCATTTTTTGGGTCTTATTTTCCTAACATTACCAGCACCTACATAGCTTTCAAACCCAAATTCATCTAGTTTCTTGCTAAGTGTATTTTTACCACTTGGGGTATAACCATTTTCATCACAAAAAATTTCATATATAGTGTATAATTTTGTAAATGTGTTGTTCTCCATATCATCACATAGTTTATTAACGTCAGTTTCATTAAAAAACATTGCTATACTATCATTTTCAATTAAATATCTTTCAGTCATTGCTTTACTTGTTTCTGTTATTGTAAGTTCTCCACCATTTGCTATAATTCTTTTCATGCCTTTAATTCCTAAATTTAATAATGTAGATTTTGCACTATCGGTACATAATTTATCATCTAAATCTAAATCTATTTTTCCATATTCAATGTTGCTGTTGCAAGGAAAACATACAACTCTACGTGCCATACCACCGCTTTTATCCTTGAATGTTGGCATATTATTACAACTAAATATCAATGTTGCTGTACTCTTAAAATCCACAGGCATAGAGTATAATGCTCTTGCTTTAATCTTACTCCCCCCAGCGATAACCTTTATAACTCTACTCTTTTCGATATAAGTATCATCTATGTCGTCACCGAGATTCACGATTTTACCAATAAGGTCGTAAGTATACGTTTCTTTTTCAAACTGGTCTAAAGCTGTGGTTGAATTTAAACCATCAGTCCAGTTATTTAACATATTTAACATTGTAGATTTACCATTTTTTCCTTTGCCTGCAACAAAAAAGAATATATGGTGAGGAAAACGCTCTAACATTAAAATATGACCTAAAATTTCTTCAAACAATGTGATTAGTCCCTCATCACCTTTACAAAACCATTTTATAAAATTAATTACATTCTCATCGTTTGCGTCAGGGTCATAATCCACATCCATGTAAAATGGGGTAAATATCTTCTCTTGTTTCAAAAATTGGTCTCTATATAAACACCATCCATTTCTAAAAGCAATAGGGTATTTTTTGTTCTTGTCTTCTTCTATTCTAAAATCTGTTTTTATTAAATGTAGTATTTCACTATCCTGTTTTGTATTTAACACAATGTTCTCTTTTTCTAGTGTTTTTCTAATCTCTCTAAAAATATTAGTACCATTTAATGTGTCTTTTTCATACCTTTTATCATCTTTTATGTAAAACAATATGTTCCTATATTCACGTATATCTAATTTTTTTCTCATATACATCTCTATAGCTGTTAGGTTTAATTTTTGTTTACCTTTTTCATCGATTGTATAAAAATTAGGTCTCTCATCACTATCACTACCACCAGTCATCGCACTCCCAATAGTGTTTTTGAGTTCATTGAGAGGTAGAGGTGTTTTAAACACTTTATTATTTATAAAATTTACTATTCTACCTATGACAGTGTCTTCAACTTTTTTATCTTTTAAGATTTTGATATGACTAAATATTTCACTATTTCTACCATCGCCATCATCTAAATCCTCTAAGCTAGTGTTTTTACTATATATTGGGTATAAATCAACAGGTAGTGGTGGTAAATTATCAAGTTCAATGGCATTTATAATTTCTCTCATAACCCCATTTTCTTTTACAATAGCCATTGCCTTTTTTCCACCATATCCTGTCTTATAATCTGCAACTAAACCATTATAAGTTCTAACATTAGTCTTATTATAAAGTCTCATATTTTGAGGTACACTGTAATATAAATGTCCTCCTCTGTTAGTTTTTACAGCACGCGTAGGGTATTTGGCTAATACATCTCTCCACAAATCCTCTCTCGTATGGTCAAAGTCAACCACAACTGTATTCTCATCTAGCAATATTGCTCCATCCATAATTTTTTCTATTTCTGTAACAAACGTATCTAATTTTTCCCTAGGCACTTTTGTTCCAGCTTTTAATTCTATGTATTTGTTCATCTGTGTACCTCCTATGAACATAAAATCTATTTAAAATAACTTGTAATTCTCATCTATAAACTTGTTTTTTTCCACTAATCGAACATAATAATCTATATCTATTAGTTTTGTATCTGTATTCTCAATTACATCGTTGTTGATGTAGCATTTATCTGATGAATTGGCGATTTTAGTATACTTTTTAACGCCATCTTTATTTTTTACTTTATTAATCGCTCCATAGTTGTTATCCCATGTTGCAAAAATTCTATTTACTTTTTGTACTTCTTGTCCGTTGTGTTCCATTAAATCATACGTTCCACCCATTTTTGCTATTTGTTGTAGAGGTGTTACATTATTTTTTTCTATCATTTGTGTTATTGTTTCTCTAATATCTTTACCATTTATGTAATATTCTTTAAGTACTATATCCACTACAGTCATATTATTCTTTTCAAAATTTCCACCATCAAAATTGGCAAATATGCCTTTTCCTTTAATTTTTCCATCAGCTGTTTTTAAAATGTAATTATTTACATCTCTCTGTACGATTTTTGTAACGTACTCATAATCTAATTTTAAGTTGTAATTTAATTCCCATTCTGCACATTTTTCTTTTATTGTTTCTAAATCTTTATCTTTATACTTTATAAGTATTCCATCTGTGTTGCTTTGTATCAGTTCAGAACACCCTCTTAGACTCATTATCAAATCTGTCAAAATAAGTTGCCCATTTACGCAAATATCGTTACTCATTACCGGGTCAAATAAGTCGTTAAATTCTGACTTTAAAGCACCAAAGGTACTATTTAGCAGTATCTTATATATCTGTTGCTTGTTATCTTTTTTTGCTTTATATTCCATTCTTGTGTCATACAAGTTCTTATATAAATCAGGGTGTTCGCTCGCTCTACTCATAAATCCGAAATTTATCATCAAACTTGGATAATAACTCCCTACGTCCACGTTTAGCATATTGCCCTCATATTTAAAATTTTCTTTCGCTCCATGTAATCCACCAAAGGCGAACGTATGTTCTACTCCACATAGGTCTATTTTTAAACTTTCTTTTTCTAACTCTCTGTAATCTGTTCCATTTTTGAATTTTGCTTTTATATTGTTGTAAAAATTTAGTATTGTTAAAGGTATGTTTTCTGTTCTTAGTTCTTCCACAAATCTTATATCTAATCTATCTTTATTCTCTAATACGCCCTCAGGGAGTCTATTTTTATCACATTTCAGCACCTTACTTGCTAAATTTGCTCTTGTTTTTCTAACATCTAGCTTGTCTAATTTAAACTCTCTACATATGTCAAATTTAGATTCAAAATAATCCTGTCTTAGACTAAATACTCTCTTGGTAGTCTCTACGTCATGTGCACAATATTTAACCACTTCGTAAAACTCATCATCTGTTAAAGGTCTGTCTAAATTAAAGCTGATTGGTGTTTCTATTATATTTAATCCTAAATTTGCTTCGATTTCTTTAAGACTTAGGTTAGGTGCTAACTCTTGCTTTGTATCTAATGTTGTTAATTTTCTTGCTTTACTTCTTATATCAGCTGGTATATTTCCACCATTGACAATTGTATTACTTAATGTATATATCTCATAATTGTTATAACCACTCATAATTGCTGTAAGTATAAGGTCATCATAACTATAGTTGTTAAACCCCACAAGGCAATCAAACCTCTCTAATGCTTTCTTTAAAATTGCAGGGTCATTCCACACAATTAAATGTTCATCTCTTTCATTTATAAATACTGCTAGCCAATCATACTTAAATACTTCAAAATCGTAAAACCCTGTCATTTTTATCCTCTCTCCCTTTTGTTTACCCTTTGTTTAAAGTGAGGGGCTGTTACACCCCTCCTAATCAATCACATTAATTAAAATGGCATTTTGTCAGTCTCAAATTTAAAGTTTTGAAAACCATTTTTGTTTGTTTCTAAAACCAATGTTATCTCTTTACCAACCACGTTGTCATTTAGTCTTTGTGCTAATGCAACCTCATTCATAAAATCCTCTGCGGTTAAGGCTTCACCTGTCAAACTTTTAATAATGTCTCTAAATTTAGTCAAGTTCCATTTTGCTGTCTTCTCAGTCATAAACAGATTTGCAAAATACTTTTTATTTTCTGCTATCAAATTTACAGTAAAACTAAACCATTGCGTACCCTTTGCATTAGTCTTAAACTCTAACTTCTCAATCACACCATCATATTCGCCATCTTTTAAACTAAAATCCTTTTTCTCTGTTGTAAAATCTGTTGTTTCTAATTCTTTAAAAATATCTGCTAAACTCATAGCTTATACCTCCGTATATTAAAATTTTTATAAACGTGTAATTTAATTCATTATAGTATATATTTAGTTATTAATAACGTATATTTTAATTCATTATAGTATATATTTAGTTTTTTGTAAAGTATAATTTTTGGTTTTTTTGAAAATATTTTTTTAATTCAAATAAAAAGGGCTTTTACACCCTTTATTTACTAAATACATTTTTTATAGTTTTCAATATTTCCAATACTTTTTTATCTTTTATGTCTTCCTCTTTATAAGCCTCTCTCTTGCTAGTGCATAATCTTATATAATTATTACCTATTTTTTGTGTTTTGATTACGATATCACAACGTCCCATACAAGCATTTAGACACTTTTGAGATAATGCTGGTGTCTGATATGTTGTTTGTCCGTTATTTTCTGTTTTCTCAACTATATGTGAAATAAAAACAATATTCATATTCATTTGTGTTAATCCCATCATCAAATTTTTCCAAACACTGTTAAATTTATTAAATCCTTTTCCAAAACCAATATCTGCTAAACTTTCAACCTTAGCCATTTCACATATATGGTTTACAAGCATTGTTTCTATATCATCGATTAGGTCTATAATTAGAGTTTTGTATGTATGCTTTCCTTTTTCTAACTCATCAATAACCTCTTTAAATTCTGTGAAATTTTTAATAAATACACTAGGTGTTGTTATCTTTGTTGCATTTCCATCTGTATTGATAATTAACGGGCTTTCAAACTGTTTGGCTAAATAAGTCTTACCTGACATAGACTCACCCCATATCAAAAAGTTCTTTGGTGTCACATCGGCTGTTTTTAATTCATTTACTGGTAATTTAATCATATTATTTTCCTCCTATAATTATCTATTAATTTGTTAATCAATTTATTAATGCAAAAATCTCATCTAAGATGTCCAATGGATATGTATTTATTGTTCCATATTTACTATCAATCACTTTACCTATAGCTAAACCACAATCCTTACATAATTTACTTGCTTTTCTTCCAATAACACTACTATTATATGTATCTGCATTGATACCTCTAAAATTAGCATATCCTATTACAGTGAAATAGTCACTCGTTATCGTTCTTCTTAGGTTATTCTCTAGTCTAGCATTATTTTTCTCTAATATATTTAATCTATTTTCCATATCCACCATTAACTGTGCTTGTGCCAATAGTTGCTCTGCTGGTGTTAATGGTCTTGTATAAGTACCTGTTTTTCTTATTTCTTTAAGAATTTCTTTTACTTTCTTTTTCCATTGTTTTGCTATTGGTTTTCTACTTTGCATTAAAACCTCATATAATCCGTCTTCTGTAACAAACCACATATTTCTAACCTGACCACTATAATATATCGGTGAGGTCATTTTCTCATCATTATCAATAGTATTTAACATTTGACCAACTTTTTCTTTATCATATTCTATCCACTCAGCAACATCTCTTGCTAAAAATAATGGGTTTTCAAAATCACCATACACTCTAAAATTCTTTTCAAATACCACTCTTTCATCAATTACCATTAATTCTCTCATCTCAAATACCTCCTATAATTTACACTTAAATTTTTACACATAACTCTTTATTTACATTTAATTCTTACATAACCTTTTCTATTACTAACTTTACTGTACTTTTCTATCAGCTCAGGTTGTTCTTCTTTTAATTTTGTACTATCTATTGTTAAAGCCTGAGTTGGATTTACTCTTGTTATTTGTAAATGCTCTGTTTCCATAGTTTTTACATTATATTTTTGCATTAGATTATATAAAATCTCTCTTTGCTCTTTAGCTTCATTTTCTATCGTTTTTAGTTTTTGTAATTCATTTTCTAATCTACTCAGTTTTGTTATTGTGTTTCTATATTCTGTTATTTCATTTTTAAAATAAAATTCTGCCTCTGTCATTTCAGGATTAGCTTTTAATCTCTCAACATCACTCCAAAATATTTCTGCTTTTCTTAATATTTCCTGAATTAAATTATCATCTCTATCTATTTCTTTTACTGTAATTCTTGTCTCATCGAATTCTAAATTAAAATAATCATCAGTATTATGTATTTCATAATCAAAACCTTTATAAAAATCATCAGGTCTTTTGTATTGGACTAGGTATCCTTTATTTACGTTGAATTGATACATATAGAGTTGCATTTGTAAAATATAATCCTCTATGTTATCTTTATTACCACCGTTGGTCTTAATTTCTAGTAATAATCCAGCCTCTTTATCTAAACCATCACAATTACTTCTCAATCCTAATACTTCATCTATTGCTGTATTTTCTCTAAACTTTAAGTTATATATTGCATTGATATAATCCCTTATAAAAGGCTCTAGTAATTGTCCATATCTAGTGTATTCATTACCTTTATAAGTACCTCTTAAACAACCTGCTTTTTCTTTTGCAAGTTCATAATAGCTTTTGTACTCACTCACATTAAATAAAGCAGGTATATCACTTCCACCTATGTATTTGTTCCTGTTTTTCGTTATATTATCACTTATTTCAATCATCAAATGTTCCTCCTAAATCCTCATCAGTTAGTAATTTCTCAGCAAAATCTTTTTTCTCATCTAATCTTGCATAAACCCGTTCTTCTATTGTTCTTTTTCCTATATATTTGTAAACTGTTACTTTATTTTTTTGTCCTATTCTATATGCTCTACCCAGTGCTTGTGAATAATCCTGAAAAGACCAAGTTGGGCTAAAAAAGATAACTTCACTGTTATATTGTAGTTCTATCCCTGCTCCTCCTGCTTGTATCTGTACTAATGTTGTCTTGCCTTTAAGTGTATCATAATCGTCAAACTTAGGTATATTTGATACTGCTCCACTTACTTCAAAATCCACTTTAATTATCTTTTTTATTTCTCTTGCTTCTCTATTAAAATTATAGAAAATTAGTATATTCGCCTCTGTATTAGCTCTAAATTCTTTAAGGTACTCTAATTTATCTTTTAATCCAGCTGATTGTCTAAGACCTGCTATAACTTTACTTGTGTTGTCAAAAATAATTCCATTCCAATATCTGTCTTTTTTTATACTTAAATACTCTTTTCCTGCGTCAAAATAACACTCCTCAAATACTAAAGGTGGTAAATCCACACAATCCTCTTTCATTAATGCTTTGCTACTGATAGACTTCCACATTTCGTCTATTTTTTCTGTGTTTCTCCACTCTTTTATCTCCCAAAAGCCAATATTGTTAAATCTCTTTACTGCAAATTCTTTTTCATATTTGTATCCACTTGGATAAAACCCAAATATAATAAAGTAATTTCCTAAGTCTTGATAACCATTAGAGGCAGGTGTGGCTGATAATAAACAAAATCCATCTGCTTTTTTGCATAAATTTAAAGCATATTTACTTCTCTGTGTCTTCTTATAGTTTTTAATATAGTGACACTCATCAAAAATTAGATATGTGTTTTGTATATTGTTTCCATTTACATTTTTCAATTTGTTATAACTAATTACTTTATAATCTATATTGTCTATTTTGTTATAATCCTTAAACTTTTTAATCTCTCTATCCCAACCACCCTCACGTACTTTTTGTGCTGGTGCAACTATCAATAATTTCTTACCTTGTGCATGTTTCCAATAATGATTAATGCTAATGATAGTTTTACCTGTGCCTGTATCTAAAGGGTATATGTAGTTTTTATGGCTGTTATCTATTAATTCTTGCTGATATTTATATAATTTCATAGCAATTTACCCTCTTTCAAAATCTCTAAAAACTCATCCATAGTACTTGCCACACCTGCTATTCCACCATTTTCTTTTATTTTTTGTATCTGTGCTTTTTGTAGGGGTGATACAACTCCACCTTTAGTCCTTTTAACCTCAATGGCTACGAATTTTCCATTAACACAAGCTAAAATGTCAGGGATTCCAGCAGGTTGAAATATGCTTCCGTGAACCTTAAAAAACCAATATCCTTTATCTTTTAGCCATTTCTTTATTTTGTTTTCAACTGCTTTTTCTTTTAGATTAACTTTTTCTTTTACATCAGTTTTATCTTTCATCTTTTAACCTCCATATAAGTTGAGGGGCTTTTTTCTACCCCTCTTAAAATACTTCTCCTTTGTGATTATTCAACCATTCCACCAATTTATCCGCTATTATTAGATATTTAACACCCACTTTAACATAAGGAAAATCAGGGTATTCCCTTGTCAACATTTTTAATCTAGCAACACCTATATTTGTAATTGCTGAGGCTTCTTTCACAGTCAACATTATCTTATTCATAATCGTCCTCCTCATCGTCAAAACAATCCTCATCATATTTGTCAAACCAATCATCATCAAAATCATCAAACCAATTGTCTTCAACTAACGTATTGATTATATCCATACATTTATTCTCTACCCATGCTCTATTGTTTGTATATTTGTCAGGCTCAACAACTACATACCAATAATCCTCATCATTTTCTATTTTCATTTTTTCTGCATAATCTAATCTAAAAATATCATCGTTATCATCTAATTGCACGTATCCTTTGAACATTCCATTTTCTTCTTTTACTATATATTCACGTCCCATATAATTGTCAGTCTTACTATTATTATTCATAATCTTTATCCTCCATAATAGGTAAATAACCATTTTCTTTTAATAAATTGTAAATAAAGAGTCTCCCTTTTTGAGTCCAATAAGTATGTGTTTTAGCATTATTATCTCCCATACTCAATTAGCATTTCTCCAATTTTTTCAGGATTTCTCATCATCATATCAAATACATTGTCACTTAGATACATTCCTGTTTTTCTTATGCTGGGTAATATATCATTTGTTACCCATTTTCTTATTCTTTTAGCGTTTGGTTTTCTACTATCTAAAATGCAATCATAAAAATTATCTTCATTTATAAAGTTTATTTTTGTTAAACGTTCTCCTAACCCAGTATTTACGGATACCTCGATAGTATCGACCCCTGTATTATCTAATCTATTCTTAACATCACTTGAATTTCCAATCTCCAACATATCACACACATCTTTTAAACAAAACCATACATCATTCTTATCATCTATTATTGTTCTTATTTCTCCGAACTCATTGTTTTTAAATATTGTTAATTCATTTCTCATTGTTAATCCTCCATATTTAGTTAAAAAATATTTTATTTATGTCCTCTGCTGTTAAATTTAATAAATCTTTAAGTTTCCTAATATCTTTTATATTCCAATTTATTTTTTCTTTTATTTTGCAATGTAAATTTTGTTTAGTCATTCTCATTTTTTTAGCTAGTTCATCATAGCTATTTACGTCATTTTCAATCATTTTTATTCTTAAATGTTTATTGTTTATCATTTTTTTCTACCTCCCAACAGCCAATTTAATTTATATTTAATAACTTCTTTTAATGTAGCTTTTCTAAATTTCATTTTTCCTCCATCTCCTTTATTTTTTCCACAGCTCTTTTTAATGTTAATCCTTGTAGTTCTTCTTTATTCCAATACTTAATTAATATCTTATAGTGCATTTTCATTACCTCCGTATATTAAAATTTTTATAAACGTGTAATTTAATTCATTTTAGTATATATTTAGTTATTAATAACGTATATTTTAATTCATTATAGTATATATTTAGTTTTTTGTAAAGTATAATTTTTGGTTTTTTTGGTGGTATATTATTTATACCATATACTAGATATATTTTAATAATATTAAATGTATATTTTACAAAAAGTATATTTTTTGTTATTATAATTGTATAAATTTTAAGGGGGTTATCATTATGTATGATTATTTTTTAGGATTATTAATAAAAAAATTTAGGATTTCTAAAGGATTGACTCAAAAAGAATTAGCTAATGAGTTGGATAAATCAGAAATATCAATAAAGAAATATGAAACAGGTGTACTTAAAACTCCTTTTTCAGTGTTATTTATGACAGTGCATATGTTGGGTATAGATGTGTTTACATTTTACAATTATCTTAGAGATTTAGTTGAGGAAATAAAAAGAGAGAATAGAATCACTCAAGATGAATTAGATAAGTGTGTTGAAAAATTGGAGGAGGATGCTCTTAAAATATATAAAGGTTGGGTACAAACAGATGATTTAGAACCAATTGATGATGACAAGCAATCAAATTTTAGATTTTTGTATCGTCAAATATTTGGTTATGTTGATAGATTTATAAAAAATAAAAACGAAGAAAATAAAACAGCCATTTGGTTATCTGATGAGGAAACTGAGGTTGTAGTAAATGATATTATTGATTATTTAAACTACAAAATAGAAAAATATTATAATGGTGAGTTAAATGAAAAAGAAATCTAATGGTGAGGGTAGTATTATTACCACAACTCTTAATGGCAAACCATACTATAAGGCTTCTGTTACAATAGGATTTGATAGCAATGGTAAACAAATTAAAAAGAGTTTTGGTAGTTATAAAAAATCTATTGTCTTAAATAAAATGGATAAAGCCAAATATGAGGCAAAAAATAATATGTCTTCTAATTCTAATATAACTTTTGGAAATTTATTTAAAGACTGGATATTTAATTTTAAAAAAATGGATGTTAGTGATAACACATTTAGTGTCTATGAGACTACTTATAGATTAAGACTTAAAGATTATAATATAGCTAATAAGAGAGCAAATCAAATAACTCTAAATGATTTACAAGCATATTTTAATGAATTGCAAGAAAAGTTTACAGCAGGGCAAATTAAGAGAACATATATACATATCCATTCTTGTATAAAATTTGCTATATTTCAAGGTGTGATGGTTAGAGATTACTGTGGAGGTATAATCTTACCAAAAGAAAAGAAAAAAGAAAAATATAATGTCTTTTCTAAACAGGAGCAAGAATTAATCTTAAAAACTTTAAATAAAAAAGATGTGGTTGATTGTTTAATTTACTTCACATTTTACACTGGTCTTAGGTTAGGTGAGGTCTTAGCATTAAGATGGGATGATATAAAAGACAATATCTTAACTATAAACAGACAATATAATAAAAGAGTTGAGGTAATAGATATAGGAAAAAATAATTTAACTTATGAATTTAAAGATTTAAAGACTAAGAATAGTAAAAGAGAAATACCATTACCAATTAAAATATTAGATTTATTAAAAGATTTACCTAAACAATTTGATTTAATATTTACAATTAATGGTAAACCTTTTGATAGAAAAAGACCACAACGTAGAATGATTTCATTATGCAAAACATTAAAAATTGAGTATAGAAGTTTCCATAGTATTAGACATAGTTATGCTACGAGACTATTTGAATTAGATATACCAATTAAAACTGTACAATCTCTAATGGGACATAGTGATATGTCTACTACAATGGATATTTACACACATGTCATGAAAGACAAAAAGTTAGAAATATTGGATAAACTCGATAATCTATAA